GAATGATGTATATTACTTTGTCGTGTGGTGTCATATTATTCTTGTATTATCATATTAGTATTGTACCATTGCCACGCTTCATCTAAGAATTGTGCTTCGGTTATTTCAGGGGCTAATTCCCCTCCTGTTATCTTTACGTTATTCTGAATTATTATGAGTTTGAACTGCTCATATTCATTACATATATATAACTTATGAGGCTTATGCACTAACTCATCATTAAGAGCTACTTGTTGAGTGCGCTCTCTAATTACCAATATCAATGATAAGTAATGAGGCGAATAAATAAAGTGAAAGCCATTGGGCATTCTCTTTGGCTCGACTGCCAATAAGAATTTTGGCATTTTTAATTCAAAACGTTTTATTTTTTGCATATTATTTGTATTTTTGCCCCTCATTTCTAAGGGTTGTTTTTAAATCGTTAGACTTGTTTTAATTTTACAAAGTGAAGCCCCTAACATTACATTAGGGGCTTTTTTTGTTATTTTAATTCTTTTAGTTGCTTTAAAAGTCCTGATATTTGAATACTTTCATCTGAATAACCTTTATCTCTGTATTCTTTAATACTATATTCAAGAAATATTCTTCGAGCTTCTTTTCTGCTCATATCGCCGTAAAAAACAAGCATATCATTTACATTGTTAAAATGGTCATTAGTACCATTCATTTGATACTGCAAGGTGTAATCTTCTATTCCAAACATACTTGCTCCATTTCTATGGTCGCTAATTCTAATTACAAAGGGTTTATCTTTACCATCTTTAATTATCTTTACATATAAAGAAAGTCCATTTGTAATAGAGCCTTGAACATTTATCAGTTGGTAATTAGAAGGTAATAGTTCTTTGTATATACTCTCTAATTCTTTTATTTTGTAGTTTAATACATCTGAACTGTTAATTGTTTTTACAAAATCTTTCATTTTTCTTTGGGTTTTAATGTTAATAATTGTTCTTGTTTTAATTTTACACTGCAAAGATACTGTAACTATTTTAATTACGCAAGTATTTCACTTACTTTTTTATTTTATTTTGTTTAAAATATAACAAAAGTTTGTAAGTGTGTATTTATTAGTTAGTTACAAGATTGTTATTTTTAAAGAAAAAAAGGCAAAAGGTAGTGTTATACCCTTTGCCTTGGTGAGTTACTCGTTTTCGTCCATTATAGGCTGCTCTTGTTTATAAGTTCGTATAAGGGCTTTTACAAGTGCTTCACGAGCTTCATTGTAATCATCAAAATCACCCTTCCAATCTAATTGAGATATATTATATAGATTAGACTTTGTAATTTCAAAATAATAGTAATTACCTTCATCAATATAAGAATGACTTTCTAATCCAATATAACTATCATACCCTTTCTCTCTGAACCACTCAAATACTTGTTCCCATACAGGAATTGAAGCGTAAAAACCTTTCCTATTATAATTGTCTAATTCAATATCTTCAATAGGAAGAATGTAATCCAAAGGTATGTCTTCAGAGATGCTACATTTAAATGTAGTATCACCTGAGAAAAAATAAAACATAGTCTTTTTGTTAAAACCTATTGCTTTAAGTTCTTTGGCTATATCCAAAGGTACAAGCCAATTGTGGTAATTCAATTTATTATTCATCTTTGATAAATTTACCATTAATAATTTTTCCTTTTCTGTTTTTGATTTCGTTGTAGGCGATGTTTAGGCACTCCTCAAGGGTGGTGTTATACAAGTCAGCCAAAGGGTACAAACAATCAAAAATCAACGATATACGAAATCTTATACTATCACTTATTCTTATTTTATAAATACAAGCACTTCTCATTAATTCTGATAAAGTTTCATTGAGTGTAAGTGATGTAGGTATTACTTTTGCATACTCATCCCAAATTGTCTTTTTGTACTTGCCAAAAAAAGATAGCGAATCTCCATCTATCATATAACAATAGTTAATGAGAGTTATTATCACATCGCCAATAGCGTCTTGGATGGCTGGTTTGTCGTTGTCATAACACGCCTTGATAAGTTCGCCAACCTCCTCGTGGGTTTTGAGGAGTTCATCAAAGGGGGTTAGCTCTTCATAGATTTTTCTTTCTTTTGCCCACTGATGAATGAGTGGGACAAGTTCTTGAATTGTTCTCATTTTCTTTGTGATTTTAATGTTATTAGTCAATTTCTACTTCGTATGCCCAATCCATAGCATCATCTTCTCTTATGTTGTAAGCAAGCCAATCAAACGCTTCTGGATACTTGCTACTTTCACAATCTTCAACAGAAAATCCATAGTCTGCCATTTTATCTAATTGTTCAAATACTTCATCGGAGACTTCTACATCTCCTAAACCTACAGTGTAGGTTACTTTTACGGTTAAATCTTTGATTGTTCTCATTTGTTGATATTTTTACTGTTAATAATTTTGCCTAAACTTAGTACAAAGTAGGTTTTACCTTCTTCTGCTCCCCATTCGCGTTTTCCAGTACTAGGGGTTATGCTTTTCAATTCGATAGTGAATTGAGGAGCATTGTGGGCATATCCATTACGAAAACAGATGTAATGGTACTTCTTTGAATAAAACCGATTTGCCCAATAAGGCTTGATTTCTCGATACTCTTCTGTCTTTACGCCTGATAGTATCATATCAAACCATTTCTTTTTTAAGGTTAAATGTAAAGTATTCATTATATCACTTCTTTTTAGTTATTAATTCTTCTCTCATTCCCATACAGAAGGAGCGGTAATTGATGTTGGACTCCCTCGTTAGTACATAATCGTACCATTGCAATATCTTTCCCTTCGGCTTATTGTGCTTCATATCGTAGTATATATCCTCGATATTGAAAAAATAGTCTGATAAACATATAATACCTATCCCTACATCGTAATTGTCAAATTCAAATTGTAGGTCTTGCTTGTGGCAAAATTCCTTGATGAGGTTACGTGCAGCATACTCGAATAATTCTACTGCTTCTCGTTCTTGTGATGATTGTTTTTTCATTGCTCTGAATACTTTTCGTTAATAACATCTAAGTGCTGATATATCATTTCCGATAAGTCGTTAGAATACGACTCAAAGGCATCAATTAGCACTTTGTCGTCTTTCATTGTTTTTTTGAACTGATCAACAGCCTCTCCGCTGTATCGTTTTAACCTGCGAAAAGCAAGTTTAAAATCTCTTTTAAACTTCTCATCTTCAATTCCGTACATTAATTCATTGAGGCTATCAGCGTACGATAGGGCAAGGATTGCATAGTGTGCTATTTTCTCGCGTTTGAGAACGGGCATTACGCATTCTTTGCGATGCTGGTCTATAGCGACATTCATTAGTTCGCGTGCTTCTTGTTCGCTGATTTGCAATCCTCGTACGCGGAGTTCTGTTATAAATTTATTGTTATTACTTTTGTTCATTTTTTTTAGTGTTTTTGTTTACGATTAAAAAGGCACTCCATCGTTAGGGGGTGTTTTTGCAAAGGCTTCAGCGGGTGAAGCTGTAGGAATAGTATTAGTATTTCGCTCTTGTGTAGGTTCTCTCGGAGGGCTTGATTGAGGCATTGTTATTGGTTTTGCCATTGTACCAGTAAATTCATCATAAGGATATATTGTAAAATCGTTGCTATCAACCATAAATTTAAATGCTTCAAAGGGATAACCACGAGTGTATTGCGGCACAACCTCTACAATATCCTTATTGTTTTCATCGAGTTTTAGCAAAAAGACTGTTTCTGCTTTCTTAGTAACAGCACTCCCTAAGTGTCCAGTGGCTTTGGTAACACCGTAAGCAACGTGAATGATTGTGCAAATATGTATCTTATATTCATCTGTCCACTTGATGAGTTTCTGTACAATTTGGTTACTCCATTCGAGGTTATTTACATCGTTCATTAGGTCGGCAACCCCGTCGATAAATACTAATTTCACCTTTCCTCTGAAACGTTCTAACACTTTATCAATAAACGCTACTCGTTCTTCTACTGATAATTGTAGTATTTTAAAAGTTAGATAGTTAGGATAATTTGTTCCTACCACTTTAGGAACGCCTCTAAATGTCCGCTGAGCGTAATATTCTGATTGCTCCGTGTCAAAATCTAAGATATAATCATCATTTTTTCGATGAGAGCATAATAAGGGAAATCGATATAAGGCATTCCCTCCGATATAGGTAGCGCATAGTTGCGTTTTGAATAGTGTTTTTTTACTCTTGCTGGGTGCAGCTATTACACTAAAACTTCCTGCTGTCATTACTGGTGTGGGTACGTAATTGTTATAATCTTGGTGCTCTCCTATGCTAATGATAATCTCAGGTGGTTTTATTGGTTTATCTAAAGATACGAATGCTCTTTCGTACTCGCGAGCAAACCACAAATCATCAAAGGGAGATATTTCAACTCCTTCTTCTATTTCTTGTATTTTTAACGACATAATAGCGATAATTTAGTGATTTCTGACTTGATAAAGTATTCGATTTCCTCTTTTTTGTATTCCTTTTGCAAAACAGCAACACAATCAGCCATTTTTTTCTTTGCTATTTCGCTTTTTTCTCTTGCAATTTTCAAAACATCTTCAGATTTGTACTTATCTTTGAGAGTTTCACTGTCTTCTGCATGTGTTTTATTGGCTTCCGCTACTCTTTTTGCCTCACGTAGTGCTTTTTCATAGTCTTTGTATGCTGTTTCGTATCGCAACATTTTTGTCGTTTCGGCTATATCGTCTATCCACCATTCAAGCGGTTTATTAACGATTTCGTGTACGTGTGCCAATATGCTACTGGCAGTGGCTTTTTCGTCAATCTCTTTAGCGAATAGATAACGATTTAGGAATACAAAGCAAAATAAACGCGATAACAACGGGTACTTATCCGTTTGTTGTTCTTGTGATGTTTTGATGAATTTTAGTACGGCGTTAAATGCTGTTTTATCATCAGGCGTTCCTTTGCGATTAGCGAGGTATTGCAGTCGTCGCAAGGCTACATCTACATCCATTGTGTTTTTAATCATTTTGTCGGTTTTTAGTTGTTAGTTAAATTTACAAGTCGCCAATATTACGCGTTACCCCGTTTTTGCTACTTTTCTGTCCTTTTTGAGGCTCTTTGTTGTAGAGTTGGGTGTTTGTAAGTCCAGCGTTATAAAATGTGCTAAAATGATCTGGTTCTAACATTTTATCAGGCGATAGGGTGAATTGTGGATAAATCTGTTTTTGAATGAATACGCCTTTAATCGCTAATTCGATTTCTCCTTGCGTGTAATTTTTAGCAACCTCGATAAGGTTCATTCTTGCATTACCCAATATCGCAACGTTACCTATTGCCCCAATGTTGTAATGTCTTTTAGCATCATTCCAACGTTTCGACAACCAGCCCGCCAGCGCGATAGCATCTCCTTTAAAATCTTCATAGGCTTTTAAGGTTGAGTTTTCGGCTTTTGATTTTTCCTCGTGCGTGCGCGTGTTTGTTTGTTTGTTTATATTATAATCATTATCATTATCATTAGGGTTATCTTCGGTTATGTTTGGTAATGTTGGGTTATCTTCGGTTATGTTTGGGTTATCTTTTTTCTCATAATAAGGATTAGATTTCCCCTTCACAAAATTCGGATTACCTCCTTTTTTTCCATTCTCTTTATTAACCGCTAATTTCTTTTGATAACTCTCTGAAAACGCATCTAAATCTAATTTGATAAACTCAAAAGCCATTTCAACTTTCTCATCTGTTGAGCCTGCGTTTGCCCCGTTCTCCACATATTCGAATAACATTTTGAAAAGAACGCCCGCCTGCTTGTCGGACAATTTATTGACCACGCTTCCGTATTTAGTCTTTAGAATAAATGTATCTTTCATAGTTACATATTTATTGTTTAAAAAACTCCCCTTGCCCTTAACTTGCTCTCTGGACAATGGCACGCCAAATAATAACGCTCGCCAAATACAAGGGGAGACAAATGAATGATGTATTTAAAATAACGTTGTTTGATTAAGATCGTCAATCATTCGTTGTAAGTTTCTTTGCATTTGGTTGTAATAAGAAGGCTTTAACTCTATCCCTATAAAGTTGCGTTTTAGCCTCAAACTCTCGTGTCCCTCACTGCCTATACCTCCAAATGGACTTAATACTGTTTCTCCCTCATTACTCCATAAATGCAAACAACGCCTGATCGTCTCCAATTGTAACGGACAAATATGCTTTTCGTCCTTCTCATCACGTGCGCTGGTGTATTGCAAGGTGTCGGAGTAGTTTATATCATACCATACTGGCTCGGCGTACTTTTGCCATAAACTTACGGGGAGGTAATTCTCTTGTTTCTCATCAGTATCTTGGTGTGTGATTGGCACAAGATTATCACCTGCATTGCGAAATACTAAGATGTAATCGGGTATCCCAGTGCGTGACATACTGCTGTCTTTTAAGATTGTTTTATGAAGCAATCCGATAGACTTGGTACGAGTTACTTCCACTACTGGGCTCTTCCAAATTGTTATTCTATCGTGGTAAATAAATCCCTCTTTTTGGAATGATTGAATGAGCATACCCGAAAAGTCTTTGAGCCCTATATATCCGTCCTTACCTTTCATTGCAGGTAAATCCATACAATGTACTGCTACCAATCGCCCGCTTTTCACTACCCTTGCTAACTCTTTCACAAGGAATTGAAAGTGTACAAAAAACTCTTCATAATCTTGGCAGTTACCCATATCACGAATATCATCTGAATAAACGTATAATTCGGCAAATGGGGGGCTAAATATTGAGAAATCTATACTATCAGTAGGGAGTTTAGCTACCTCCTCTACGCAATCGCCGTGTATGGCTCTGAATGTAGGTGTTTGCATATTTCTTGGTTTTTAATCATTAATTCTTGCATTTGTTTGAATTGTGTTTCCTTTTCTCTTATAGAACTCATAACATTCTGCATTGTGTCAGTGGTGATGATATTCACTGTTACATCACCTTTCTTTCCAAAACGATGTGATCGTCTTACCGCTTGGTAAAATCCTTCAAAGGAGAAGTCTGGGCTCATAAAAGTTTGGTGCAGGCAGTGCTGAAAATTTAGTCCGTACTTTGCTATTTGCGGTTTGGTAACCAAAACTCTGTATTTGCCATCAACAAAGTCTAACAGCTTTTGCGCCTTATCCTCTGGTTCGTCTTTCCCTGACACTTCTACCGCTCCACGAATACCCGCTGTAACATCCTTGCTTTCATCATTGAGTTTTACCCATACGATATGAGGCTCATTATCAGCATTAGCTATCTCTATTGCCTTGGCTATTCGCTGATCTTTTGTACGCCTCAATTCTTTATTGAAGTCAGCAGCTGATACAGCCATATCGGGGAATAATAAACCATTGCTGAAATCGTTTTGTGTGATGATTTGGTGTTCCTTGTAAATCACCTCTGATAAATCATACCCTTGCATTGGGTAACCTATATCAGCAGGATTGGTTAGCATTACCGCCCAACTCGATACGAACTGGTAAAACTTTTCTACCGCGTGTCCTTTCAATCGCCATTTGCTTGTGTGATCTTGATCATTGATAAAGTAAGTAGCGAGCATTCCTAACCTACTTTGATAGCCTAAAAACTCCGAGTGATTAGCCAACTCCATAGGGTCGTTTGGCGATGGGGTAGCTGTAAAAGCAAACTTATAGGGGGTATTGTGGAAATACTCAAATAGTTGTTTTTTAATTTGCCCCTCAAAGTTTTTAATTATCGAACTTTCATCGACGATCAGCCCTGCATACTCTTGTGGGTTGATGTTGTGCAAATTCTCAAAATTGGTAATGGTTACCTTATCGAGGTCAAAACCGAACTTTTCCGCTTCTCTTTTGGTTTGTGCTACCACTACCAAAGGAGCAATGATAAGTACAGGCTTATTGGTGTGTCTTACGATTTGACTCGCTGTTTCAAGTTCCATTACTGTCTTCCCAAGTCCGCAATCAGCAAATACAGCGTGTTTGCCTTTGAGAATGTTTTTGGCAACAATATGCTGCTGAAAAGGGAATAGTTTAGGGTTCATCGGTAGCGGGGTAAAACCTTTATGCTCCTTTGCCCGTTGCTTCTGTTGCAAAAATTTCTGATACTCATTCATTTTGATTTGAAATTAGAGATTTGATAAAGATTGCCGCGCGCTCAATCTCCTTTCAAATCGGGTTGTTAATTATTGTTTGAATAATTCAGGGTTGTCGTGAATGTTTCCGATTACTTCTCCCCTTGTAAATTTACTCATATTCTCTGCTATGTAAGGGTCTCCAATAGTTCTTAAATAGAATAAATGGGCATCTTCATAATCACACACAACTTCCCATATTTTATTACAGAATTTGATAATATCACCCTCGTAGATTTCTTTGTTTCCTATGGTGTATACTCCAGAAAATTGTCCTAACGTTTCAGGTAATATTTCATTTTCATTCAATCCGTTGAAGTCAGCATAATCTACAATGTAATGAATTGTATAAGGTATTGACGTCTCAATAACTGGACTTTCTTCTTCTCGTATGAGATAATATCCGTATACCCATTTCCCTTGTGGAGTTTTACCTCTGAACTTTATAGTTCTTTTCTTTTTATCATAAATATTCATTTACTTTATATTTTTAATCTTTGCCCCCGCTCACGGCTCGAACGTGAGTGCTTGCCTATCGGGGTACACAATGGATAAAACTACAACGTTTCTTATTTTGTGTTAAGGAATTTATTAATAAAATAGGTTTGCCCTTTGCCAGTTACTTTTGGTGTTTTATTCACTGTAATATGCCCGTCTGAATGGGTGATACTTGTTTCTTTGATTTCAAACAATCCTAATTCCATTGCTTTTTGTGTAGGCATATTGTAGTCAGTGCCTTGTCGTGTGATAAGGTAGCCGTTAGAGCGTAACCACTCAAACAGCCTATTTTGCCCCATTTCCACTCCATTTTGCTTGATGATTTTAGCAAGTTCGCCTATCAGTATAGATGTTTTTGAGGCACTGACAGCATCGGCAAATAATACCTTAGGCGCTTGCGCTTGCAGTTGCTTTTGTTGGGCTTCTATCTTCTCGGCTTGTTCAGCTGCTAATCGCAATGCTTCTGAAAATGATTGAGGAATTTGTTGGTGTGCTTGTTCTTTTGCTCTTAACTGCTTTTCGCACTCAATAAAATACTGCCGTGCCATTTTGCCCTTTTCAGAACGTTGCAACATTGAAATTTCTTTGGCGCAATCAAGAGTGAGGGCGTAGTCGTCTAAAACTTTCCTTATAGCACCATTTGGCAATTGTACATTTTTGTACAAATGTTGATAATCAATGTTTTCGGCAAAACCATAATCAAACATACGGCTACACCAAATATCAAATCTCGTTTCAACTTCTAAAAATGTATGCAACTCTCTTGCAGATACAGCACGTTTGCCATTTTGTTCAGTGATTTTAATCAACTCTTGCATAGGTTGATAATTAGTATTTGTTATTTCGTACATAATTAAATAATTTTAGATGTTAGTAATTCCTTTGAGAAGAAAATGAAGTTATCCAAATTCGTGAAGTCGTCAGCGGTTAGACAGCCTGCGATGCAGTCGTCAATAGTCTGTATTTGCCACAAAATAGAGTATAGGCTATCCTTTACCCTACTTTCAGGCAACTTGTCCATTACCTCATTAAAAAGGTCTAATAGGTGATTTTTCGTTTGGGTAAGATTGTAGATTTTACCCTCCAAATCCATTCCGATATGTTCTACTTTCGGTAGGATTTCTAAAAGTGAAGTGTGGGCAGTTTTCGCACTGCAAGGCGTGTCTATGCAATTACTATTATTCATTGCATTAACATTTTCATCGTACTTTGGCATTTGCGAATGAAAATATTTATTAGTAATAAAATAGGAAAGGCTATCGCCCCCTTTACTCGCCAAAGTACATTTACTATTCTTTTCAGTATAGCAAACCGCAGGGTTATGATAGCCTATAATATTTGCAACATTAGCTGTTGCAGTATTGACATTAAAAAATGCTAATACTGAAATAGAACTAAAACATACTTTGGCGAAGTATGGTGCAAATGTACGACTATTTTTAAAACTATCAAACATTTTCATTCGTTTTTTCATTGCTTATTTTACTTTAAAACTTGCTTATTTATATCTTCACTTTGATATTCAGTGTTTTACAACTTGTTTTTTTTCCTTGCTTAACAGGAGGAAAAACTTGCTTATTCCTCATTATCAGGTTCAGGCAAATCAAGATTGAAATTATCCATACACATCTGCCTTACTTGCTGCTTAAATTCCTTTTCCCATTCGTAGGTGCTTAACTTGGTGCTACTCACTGGTACTCGTTGTATCTCACCAGTAGCAGGGTTAGGACGCTCCTCATAATTACACAAGGCTTTTAGTACATTATGCACCTCATTAGGAGGGTAAAATTCGCCCCAAGTATCATTGATAGCCTGCTGTATGATTGGTATCCAAACACCCCAATAGAATGCATTTTGCTGTACGCTTCGTTTCTTGCTTCGCCTCTCAATGGTGATATTGATATTCGTATCCTCAAAGGAGGTTATAGCCTTTTGTATCAGATTGCGATTTTGCACCAATTTGCCGTTTTTTACGTTGCTCGGAATGGTTATCTTTTTCATTGTTATTATCTTTGAAAGCAAGGCAGGACTCGAACCTGCTGCTATCCCGATTGATACTTGCTTTTTGTTGTGTTAATTACCTAACATTCACGGTACTCCGCTATTAATTCCTTTGTTTTTTCATATACAACTTCGCCGTTTTCCGTAACTTTACTAACGTGAAATGCGTGTCCTTGCACACTGTCGGGTTCTTCATCTTCAAGATAATCAAATGGACTTTCTTCAAAAATATCCATTGCTTCTTCATAGCTTTCTGCTTCTACAATAGCCGTGTACTCACTTTATTCCACGTGGCTAAATTTAATTACATACTTGTTCATTTTTTATTTATTTTAAATTGTTTTCTAAAACGGCATTCCGTCGTCTTCTTGTGCGGGCGCTTGCCCGTACTGGTTAAACATTTGCCCCTGCTGATATTGCGGTTGCCCTTGTGGCGGGTACGCTTGTGCTTGTTGAGGCGGTGCGTAACCTTGCGGGGTTTGCTGGTATTGAGGTTGCTGGTATTGTTGCGCTATATTCGTGGTTTGAATGAGTTCTATTTTCCAACCTAATACCGTATTGAAGTACTTAACCTCACCTTGTGGATTTGTCCATTCACGCCCTTGCAGGTTAAAGTGTATCTTAACCATTTGCCCCACTTGTAAGTTATCTAACAATGCACAATTGCCTTGCGCAAATTGAATGATAATATCTTGTGGATATTGCCCATCGGTGGTGATAACTACATCACGCTTCTGAAAACCATTTTGCCCTACTGATTCGGTGGCAAATATTACTTTAATTCGTCCTTGTATTTCCATAGTTATAATAAAGGTTTTGCGATTTCTAATAGTTCTTTTTGTTCTTCAAGGAATTTATCTGCTGTTTCATCATTTTTAAATA